TTAACGCGATTGATCTTAGCGACCACGTAACTTCAGTAACTCTTAACTACGCTGCTGACGAATTAGAAGTAACAGCGATGGGAGATACTGCACACAAGTTTGTTAAAGGCTTGGAATCAGGAACTCTAACTGTTTCCTTGCTAAACGACACAGCAACATCAAACGTATTGCAGACACTTAACGCTGCATTTGGCACAACTGTGGCTGTGAAGATGGTGCAGGCTAAAGTGCCAGCAGTATCTGCAACCAATCCGTTGTACACATTTGATATTTTTGTAAACAATCTAACACCTATTAATGGCGCGGTTGGCGATATTGGAACACAAGACATCACCTTTACGCTAAACTCTGCTGTTACAAAAGCCGACACCGGCACGTTCTAATTTAACAAAGGGGCAAAAATGGCAAGAATAATAGTAACAAGGGCTGATGGAACTAAGAGCACACACTCAGTAAGTCCATCTGTTGAATATGCTTTTGAGCAGCAATTTCGCAAAGGCTTTCACAAAGCCTTTCGCGAGGATGAAAAGCAAGAACATATCTATTGGCTTGCATGGGAATGTCTACGCCGCGCAGATGCGCCTGACGTCAAACCTTTTGGCGCAGCGTTTCTAGAAACTCTAGCTGCTGTGGATGTGGTGTCAGATGATTCCCCAAATGGCTAACGCGCGATTCCTTCACGTATAGAATTGCTCAGTTGAGCATCCATACAGGGATCGCGCCTAGCGAGTTTATTAACATGGACACAGATTTGCTTAAGGCTTTTTACGAAGTGCTTAAGCAGCAGGCAAGAGAGCGAGAGAATGCCAACAGAGGTAAAAGGGGTCGTAGAGGCTAGAAAGATACTGCGTAAACTAGCCCCTGAAACCCTTAAGGCATATAACGCCCAGATTGCTGCGCCCTTAAAAGAAATTACAAAGGCAGCGCGTAGCGATGTGCCTGGCACAATAGATAACCTATCTCGCTTTAATTATCCAGGTTATGAGCGCAAGAGCCGTACTGGTCGCAACCGCGCTTTTCCTAGCTTTGAACCTAATGTAGTTAGACGTGGCTTAACTTATTCATTAGCCAAAAGTAAAAGCAATCGCACAGGCTGGTCATCACTTGTTAGCCTATTAAACAAATCTGCTGCTGGTGCGATTATAGAAACTGCTGGCAGACAAAACAGATACGGCAGCTCGCAATCTAAGTCAAACAACCGTGATGCTGGTAGAGATTTTATTGCTAACTTAAATAATGGCATTGGCAATCTAGAGCAGACCGGGCGCACGGCTAAAACATCAGGTCGCTTGATGGGAAGAAACTTAGTTGAGGATCAAGGCAAAGCCAAGGCCACAGTATTAAAAGTTTTAGAACAAGTAGCAGCTAACGCCAATGCTGAGATAGCGAGGTTGTAACGTGGCAATTGTATTTCCCATAGTTACGAGTTACAACGACAAAGGCACAAAGAAGGCAGATGATGCCTTTACCAAGTTAGGCAAGAAGTTCCTTGCCGTTTTCTCAGTAACTAAAGTTGTACAGTTTGGCAAGGCATCTGTACAGGCATTCAGCGATAGCACAAAAGAAGCGCAATTACTAGCCACACAGTTAAATGCGGTCAACTTAGGCTTTGCTTCACCATTCATCAATGAGTTTATAGACAAGTTAGAACTGGCTACTGGCGTTGCAGGCGATAAGTTAACTAACGCATTTATCAGCCTATCTCAGGCGACAGGGGATGCGACCACAGCTCAAAAGATTTTATCAACAGCCTTAGACGTAAGCCTTGGAACTGGCAAAGACCTAAACACAATTACCAATGCTTTGCAGCGAGCTTACAAAGGCGAAACAACTGCACTAGCACGTCTACGCATTGGCTATACGACAACAGAGCTAAAAGGTCGTAAGTTTGAAGATGTCATCAAAGACCTGCAAGAAAGATTTGATGGCGCAGCAGGTAAGGCAACAGACACTTTTGCAGGCAAAATGGCAAGACTTAGCGCAGCAGTTGAGCAAGCCAAGGAAGCATTTGGCGAAGGCTTAGTATCAGGCTTAGAAGATGCAGATATTGCTATTGAAGATTTACAAGAAGGCATCATAAACCTAGGTAAAGCATTAGGTGATCTCAGCGCAGCAGTTGTTGAGTTTGGCAAAGATGCTAAGGATACATTCCAAGACATTGTAGACAGCGCACCATTTAAGGCTTTAGGTGCATTGTTTGAAGGCTTCACACGCTTTGTCATTGGTGGCATTGTTATGGGTGATCCTGGCGAAAGTTTTGCATCAGCAACGGCAAGAATCCAAGCTCAAGAGCGCAGGCGTGAGGAAGAACGCAACCGCGCACGTTTAAGAACACAGAATGCATTGACCAAGGCTGAGGCTAAAAGTGCTGCACAACGCATAGCTGGTGAAAAGAAAATAACTTCTGAAAAGAAAAAACAAGCTGCTGAAGCAGGCATAATCAATGAAATCAACAAGCGTTTTGAGTTAGATCGTATTCAAATTGCTGCCGCGCTTGGTGGTCAGATTAACGATGTAGAGCGCCTAAGACTAGAGTTAATGCAGGCCATTCTTGATGAGGATGTCAAGCGAGCTATTATCTTAGAAGGTCAGTTGATTAAGGCCGAGGCTGCTGCTGCTGAATTGGCTTTGATTCTTGACAGTTTAGATGAAATGGTTGGTGATCCATTTGCCGATTGGCCTGGAACAATTAAACGCATTCAGGAATTGCTAAAAACCCTAAACATTAAAATTCCTATTGAAACGCTGTTTGCTGAAAAAGGTCTAAAACTGGACCAAGAAAAGATGACAGTTACCAAGCTAGAACGTATGGATGTCAACGCCAACAATGTCTACATCAATGGTCAATTAACTGGTGGCGGTGGCGGTGGCGGTGGCGGTGGCGGTGGCGGTGGTAATGGAAACCTGCTGGCGTTAACGGATGAAGTAGTAAAAGAGTTTTTGGCTGGAAATCCTCAAGTGATTGATGCTGTTGAAGCAAACTCACTAGCAGGCGCAGCATTAGCTGAAGCCGAATTGCTTTTAGCGGAGCAATTACTAGCTGAATCACAACCTAGCATCACAGTAATTGTTGAAGGTTCAGTTATAGCTGCTGAGGATTTAGCAGAGGTCATAACAGATGTCCAATATAACTATCAAAGAACAGGCAAAAACTTATTGTTGAGCAGTAGGGCGATTTAATGCCAGCACCTACGCTGCGTGTCTTTGTTGACTTTGATAGCGATACCGCTTTTGAAATCAATCCCTTAATCTTAGGAAGTGCAACTGAAGGAATACTAAACACAAACACGCTTGGTTCAGGCACGTTGCCACTTGAAATTACCAGCTTGGTAACTAAGGTAAATATACGCCGTGGCCGCAATCGCATCACATCACAGTTTGAAGCTGGCACAGCCAATGTAACTTTGTATGATCAGAATGGCAATTGGAATCCGACTAACCCTGCCAGTATTTATTATCCAAACCTTGTGCCGCTTAGGCAGATTATCATTTATGCTACTTATGCAACTAACAATTACTTTTTGTTCTCAGGCTTTATTACTAACTATGACACAGGCTTTAGGCAAGGCAACGATGAACTAAGCACAGTTACCTTAAAATGCGTAGATGGCTTTAAGTTGCTTGCAGGGTCAGGAATTACAACTGTTCCAGGTTCAGGGGTGCAACTCTCAGGGGCTAGGGTAAATGCCATTCTAGATGAGATTGATTGGCCTATTAGCCTACGTGATATTGATGCAGGAGATTCAACCCTTCAAGCCGACCCAGGCACAGATAGGGATGCCCTTCAGGCGCTGTTTAACGTGGAACAAAGCGAGTTTGGCGGCATCTTCCTAGATGGTAATGGTCAGGTCAATTTTGTAAGCCGTAATGCCCTTATAGCCGCTCCAGCGTTCCCGGTCTATGAGTTCAGCGACCAAGGCACAGACATCTCATACACTAATGCAGTAGTTGCCTTAGATGACACAACACTGATAAATGATGTAACTATTACGCGCCTTAACGGCACAGCTCAAAATGCTTTTGATCAAGATTCCATTGACAAGTTTTTCTTGCATTCAGGCCAACGCTCAGGCATATTGGTGCAGACCAATGCTGAAGCCTTAGATCAAGCTGAAGGCATACTTGCCACACGCAAAGACCCTGAGATACGCATAGATAGCATTCAGCTTAACCTTTACGATGATGCCAACCCCAATAAGCCATTGGCAGGGGTAGACATAGAATTGCTTGATGGAGTAACAGTTACCAAGACCACCCCAGGCTCTACCAGCGTTGTTCAATCAAGCCTAGTAAATGCTATCCATCACGACATTACCAAGTCATCCTGGATGACTACCCTATACACAACCGAACCACTATTAGCAGGCTTTGTCCTAGATTCCGATGTTTCAGGTATACTAGGTGAAGACGTGCTAAGCTACTAAGGAGAACAAATGGCAGGCGCAGGATATAAGCTCTTTAACACAGGCGATGTGTTAACGGCAGCTCAGGTAAATACGTATTTGAATGAGCAAACAGTTATGGTGTTTGCAAGCTCAGCAGCTCGCACTAGCGCACTTAGCGGCGTATTGGCTGAAGGCATGATGTCTTACCTACAAGACACTAACGCGGTTGAAGTTTACAATGGATCGGCTTGGGTAGCAGTTGGCGGCGGTGCTTCGCCATTAACAACTAAAGGCGATTTATATGGATTTAGCACAGTTGATGCTAGAGTTCCAATTGGCACAAATGGACACGTTCTAACTGCCGACTCCACACAGAGTCTTGGGTTGAAGTGGGCAGCACCTGCTGCTGGTGGTGGTATAACATTATTAAGCACAACGAGTTTAAGTGGTATTAGCACAACTGTCAGCGCAATTAGCGGATCATATAAAAATTTATTTGTATTTGTAAAAGGCGTTTATGTAGATACTGATTCAGCGCAAATAAATATTCGCCTAAATGGTGATACTGGTAGCAATTACGCAAATAATCTTGTTAGAAATACTGCTGGAACTATTGTTGGTATTAGTTCAACAGAATCGCAAATTAGGGCAATTGCTAGAACTCCAAATAACAATACCAATGCTTTGTATTTAGGAAATGCTCAATTATTTTTACCTAGATATACAGACACAGATATACAACCTTATTCTTTGTTTAGTATGGGAGCTGATGCTGGAGCTGGAACATTACAAAGTTTTGTTGGAACAGGAACATATAACAATTCAGCAGCTATTACAAGCATTACAGTATTAAGCAACGATGGAACTACAACTTTTACTGGTGGAACAATTTACATATATGGAGAATCTTAAAATGCCGATAATTAAAATACATAACTCAGAAACAGGCCAAGTGGTTGAGCGCGAAATAAACGCCAAAGAATTAGAACAATGGGAAAAAGACCAAGCAAGCGCAGCAGCGCAAGCACAGGCTAAAGAACAAGCAGCAGTAAAAAAGGCAGCAGCCGAAGCCAAACTTGCAGCTCTTGGCTTGGATGCTGACGACCTAAAGGCTCTAGGCCTCTAGGACTAGAACAATTTATAAAGATAATGCCTAAACTATGCAAAGCTGGTCAGCAATTACGCGAGCAAATAGATGATGCGTTCCCCGATAGAAGTAGAACTGCACCAGAGGGGTGGCTCGGTGATCAACGTCATGCAGCGCGTAAGTCCGATCACAATCCAACTGCTGAAGGCATTGTACGTGCCATTGACATTAACGCTAATTTGCAAACCAACCCAGCCGAAGCATTTGATTTGGCGGATCAGCTACGGCTACTTGCCAGAACTGATAAGAGAATCAGCTACATTATCTTTAACAGCAAAATTGCCAGTTGGAAAAAGAACTACAAGTGGAGAAAGTACACAGGCATAAATCCACATAAGACACACATTCACATTAGCTTTACTGCTAAGGGCGATACAGATGGCAGTATGTTTCAAATCCCTATATTGACAGGAGAGCCCTTAAATGGAGCAAGCAAAAGCAGTAGCAGCAAGTTGGGCAAGAAGCTTCTTAGCC